AATCGAGCAAGCCAAGCGGCAGGCAGAAGAATCAGCAGCGGCGGCGGTTAAGGCTGAGCAAGATCGACTCACTGAAGTTGCACGACTTGAGACAGAAGCACAGGCAAGGCGTGATCGGAACACGAAGCATAAAGGCGGCATTAACCGCAAAGCAGTGGCTGACCTGATGGAACACGCAGGATTAACAGAAGTGCAGGGCAAGGCAGTGGTTAAGGCTATCGCTAAGAAGCAGATCGGCGCTGTAACTATCAACTATTAAATAACATACAAGCGGGAGAGGATGATGGAAACATTAATATTTGTTGTGCAGGTTTCATCTGCGTTGTATTTGATGGTAATGGTACCTCAGATAGTGCAGAAGATGATTCTTGGGATAGTTCACAATCGGGCGTATACATCGGGGATAGCTGACGTTTGTGTAGCTTCGTCTTTGATGGTTCTTTGGCTGTACGGATTACCACCTTATCTAGCCCACGCATAACCACAGGAGCAACCCATGAAGGCAATTATTCTCGCACTACTCATAAGCACCCCGGCACTAGCAGTAGAGCCTGCGACGAGTCCCAATGGTATCGCATGGAGTTGCCTTAATTTCGGCTTGTTCGTATTGGCTGCTAAAGATAAGGAAACCGGCAAGCTGAAATACTCGACGTACCAGTGTAATCACTTGTTCGACAGCTACCAGCCACCAACGCGGCCAGAAGACCGGAAGCGAGCCGATAAAGCCATAACAATGATGTGATGGGAGAGATAGAGATGACAGTAATAGCATGGGATGGTAAATCAATCGCGGCGGACAAGCTTGTGTCTTATGGCGATATTGAGCGAACGTCAGAGAAGCTGGAAATGTTCGGCACTGGTGTTCTGACGGGCACTGGTGAGGTCACCAAGGGATTAGAGCTGGCGGAATGGTTCAAGAATGGCAGGAAGAAAGAGGACTGGCCCAAGTTTCAGTCTACAGACGACTACGCTCTGCTCATCTTCGCTGATGGTGATCGTATAGAGGTCTTCTATCAAGAGCCTACCCCGGTTGTTTTGAAGGGAGGCTTTCACGCATGGGGAGCGGGTGCCAAATATGCGATAGGCGCGATGGCAGCAGGTAAGACAGCCGAGGAGGCGGTTTTAATCTGCAATGATAACTGCACCAACTGCGGCAGAGGCGTTGACGTCGTTGTCCTTGATCAACCCTAATTAGCAGAGAGGAGAAGGAAGGATGAGCAACGTTATAGGTATCAAAGGTGCGGCTCAAGACCCTGACCACGTACTAGAGGAGGCAAAAGGCGACTTTGACGCGTTGATTATCATCGGGGTGGACAGTGAGGACATGCTAGATGTTCGCGCGTCTCTGAATTTGTCAGATGCCGAGATACTATGGCTGATAGAGAAGTTTAAGCACAACTTTATATCGGGCGAGTATGACGTTTAGACTTGCAAACAGCGCCTGATTTGCTAGAATTTAACAGCGTCTAGGGTATGCAACCCGAAGCGGAGACTTCAATCACCTCCTGGCGCGTCGATTCTTGATTGATACCTTCTGATTGAGGGGTACGAATGAAACTCAAAGGCAAAGCCAGAAAGAACAAAAACCGTGAGATACTCGAGCAACAGAAGAAGCGTGTAGCTAGATTCTGCGGCATTGGAGGCACCTACTCAGCACTCGAGCTGGTCATCATGGCATGCGCTAAACTCGAGCTAACAGCACGCGGTGACGTTCACCCTCATGCTTCGATAAAGTGGATCTGCCGTAAGCTAAGCGAGTTGGATGATAAAGACGCTCGAGCAGTAAAAGTAAAAAGCTGCGTCAAAACCAAGAAGGACTTCTACTCGAGTAGAGCGTGGAAGATTCTTAGGTATCAGGCATTCGAGAAGTATGGCAACAGATGCCAGTGCTGCGGGGCTAGGCCAGAAGATGATATCTCGTTACACGCTGACCACATCAAGCCTAAATCGACACACCCAGAGCTAGCGCTTGACCTAAACAACATCCAGATTTTATGCCCTGATTGCAATATCGGGAAGATAAACCAGTGGTCTACAGATTGGCGCGATTGGCTCTAGTCCCTAAGACTCATTAAGACAAATATGGGAGAAAGACATGTTAACGATTTTAATAGTTCTTATGCTGATCACGTTCTTTATCATGGCTGGTGATGCCATATACATGTACAACTGGATCGGAAGATTTGATAAACCTTGGTACGCGCCTGCTACGATAATTGTGATGATTCCTCTTTCGCCGTTCGCGCTATACAGCAGAATTGTCGGCTATTGGGCTGACAACATTTAATGCAGAGGTAGAGAGACAATGAGCAAATACATCAAAAAGCCGGTGGCGATTGAAGCGTGGTTGTGGGATGAGTCAAAAACAACATTCGCAGAGATTGGCTGTAAAACCATGAGCAGCAGGGGTAATTCCAATACTCCTGATTTAATGTGCTGTCTTAGAATAGAGACGCTAGAGGGAACGATGAGCGTTAATAAAGGTGATTACATTATCAAAGGGGTCAAAGGAGAGTTCTACCCGTGCAAGCCTGATATCTTTAAGCTGACCTATTACACAGAGGCGGAATACGCCGAGAGTACAGGCTAAACCACCCAGCAATAGAGGGACGAGAGATGAGCCACCAGATCAAAGTTGAAGATATTGAAGACTACGAGTTCGAACATCAGATCGCTAGTCAATGCGGGAAAGGCGCGAACAAGGAGTTAAAGGCGGTGGTTAGAGATGGTTCAGTAAAATACGAAGTGTACAGCCGGAAGGAGTTGATCTGTGAGACAGGATTCATCCTTATCGCAGTAGCGGCTTATAACGACGCTGTTTAACCCCTAACACCGATACGGAGTACATGATGAGTAATGCACCGATTAAGAAATGCGACTACTGCGAAACCGTAGGCGAAATGCCCACGTTCATGGATGGCGAGACGTGTTGCTTCGTATGCCTGAAAAAGCCGTACCGCAAATGGGAACGCAAGCATGTGGACGCATACCTGCTAGAGCGTGATCTTGTAGCTGTACCGGACAGGATGATCGAGTTTCTGTTGGGTGAGTGCGACCTGAATCTGGACGACTACTGGTTTGGAGATAAGAAAGAGGGCGCAAGCTTTTGGTGGAGGAAAGAGTTGAGGGAAATCTACAACAAAGCCATGATAGCAGCACAAGGGGAAGAGTGATGGTATGCGCAAGATTACATGTAATATGCGGTAACTGCGGATGCAGCGATGATTTCTCATACAAACTAGAGTTGGCACAGGACAACGGGCCTGACGACTGGGGTGACGATGATGTATGGGTCAGTTGTAACAACTGCGCCACAATTCACACATTATCCGACAACGCCAGGCTAGAGCAACCCACCCCACCACATAACCAAGACAACGATTAGCGCAGGAGGTTGCGATGAAGCTCAAATTCTATATGAAAAGCGGCAATACACTAATAATGAATGATGTCGAGATTTGGAATATTAAGTACAAAGGCAATGTAATAACGGACATAAGCATTACCTGGGGAGAAAAGAAAAAGGAAAACATAGGGGTGATAGTTGGTTCGCTGGACCTCTCGCAAATTGAGGCGATAGAATCAATCTAACCCACACAGGGTAGACCTAACGTTGAGAGAGGGTGAGAGGATGACAGATTCAATCGCGAAAGAGACGCCGTGGGGGCTGTGCGGCTGCGGTAGGCCTGCTAGGTATTTATCAGCTAGCGACATGAGCGAACCAGGGAGTTGCAACAAGCGCGGTCGCTGCCCTACCTATGAAGAACTAAGGGAGGGTATGATTAAAGCTAATGGGCAGCTGTGGTCATATCAGAAAGCTATCAACGAGATCGACGATTACTTTGAATATGCAATGGAGTCCAAGAAGGACCAGAAGAAAGTGCATCAGATATTGGGCAACCTGACGGACGCAATAGCCCACTAGCGGGTATGATACAATAATAAAAAGGAGGATGTATGGGAATTTTAGCTTTCATCATTGTTCTAATCCTGGCTGCACAGGATGCGTATGGCGCTAATGCAACTATCGCTCTGGGCAGGACGCACCTTAATTCCGACTCCACCTATGCGGAAGTAGGATATCAAGTCCGAGATTGGGAGTTTAACCTAGGTCTGATCGGCGCTGGTGAAACCAAGGATGGGTATCAAGGCACTGTGCTTACCTATGGCGTGTCTAAATTAGTCAAACCGGACTGGTGCTTTCTCGGCGGTTGCAATTATTACAGGATAGGTGTTGCAGGCGTCCACGGCTCTCCTCTGGTAGGCCCGATAAACTTTAGGTTAGGCATTGGCATGAGATACAGGAATTTCTCAGTTGAGGCTGTCCATGACTCCTCCGCGGATCTATTCAAAACAAACACTGGCATTGATGCGGTTATGCTTAAATTGGAGATACCCTGGTGATTAAATACCTAGTAATATTATTAACCGTAGCTCTGCTATCCGGCTGCGCTGAATTCACGGCTATGAAGAGCGCAGTAGGCTTCTACGGCGCACAGGCTAGCGATGACACCCTAGGCGTTGCGATCTGGACAGTCTGCAAGGCCACTCCGGTTGGGGCTATCAGCAGGCGATTTAAGACCGCTGAGCAGATGAAAACATGGTCATCGTTGTGCAGCGACGTACAGGAGCCGGTCCAATGACTTACGTAATATTCGCCCCTACTGGATACAGCAACCTTCTTCCAGAACAAAAGGGCGCTATCTGCAACGGCATGGGAGCTGCTGATTCCCTATTATCTTCTTTTATTCCAAACACGATGTACGGCCTGGATGTAGAAGAGGCTGGCAATATTCACGATTACATGTACCACGTTGGCAAGACCATCGAGGACAAGCTAATTGCTGATCGCGTATTCCTGAACAATATGCTGCGCATCATCAACGAGTGCGGCGGGTGGTTGGGTCCACTGCGGCGGCGGAGAGCGATGAAATATTACGAAGCGGTCCATTATTTTGGTGGTCCGGCGTTTTGGTCTGACAAAAGCGACAAGATGTCTAAGGCATCAGGCGGCTAACATGAAGATAAGCAAGAATTTCTATCGGTCTGAATTCTCCTGTAAGTGCGGGTGCGGGTTTGCAACTGCAGACGTTGAGCTAATCAAGCTACTAGAAAAGATCCGAAGAAACTTCAACGGAAAGATCGTCACCGTAAATTCAGGGAGCCGGTGTTCAGATCACAATTTCAATATCGGTGGGCACTGGAACAGTAAACACATGCAGGGGATCGCTGCTGACATCGTGGTAAAAGGAGTGCCCCCGCTAGAGGTCTATCAATACGTTGATTCAATTGCGCCTGATAAGTACGGTCTGGGTTGCTACAAGACATTCACGCATATTGATATTCAGCCACAAAAGAAACGATGGAACGGATAGCGTCGGGTTCTTTAGTGCTTGCAAATCCGCCAATGATTAGCCATAGTAACCACATGAAAATTACTTCTTATCTACCACAGCCACAACTCCAGCCGTTACATCTTGCGGACGGGTTAACTGTGTAAACTGAAAAGTATTGCAGAGACCCGCCCTACGAAAGTTCGGCGGGTTTTTTAGTTCTTGCGGGGTGTAATGTCAGTCTGGTAGACGGCTCGGTTTGGAACTGAGAGGCCGCAGGTTCGAATCCTGCCACCCCGACCAATTCCTGGGAGTGAATGCAAACTGGTTAGCATCAGGATTGTGATTCCTGCGTTACTGAGTTCGAGACTCAGCGCTCCCTCCAATTTAATTCTCAGATCGTCTAACTGGTAGGACACGACACTTTGACTGTCGTAATCTAGGTTCGAACCCTAGTCTGAGAGCCAAATTAACGGACAGGTACCCAAGAGGCCAAAGGGATCAGACTGTAAATCTGAATGTGAGCTTGAGACGTAGGTTCGAATCCTACCCTGTCCACCATTTAAAGCCGGAGTAAGCGAACGGTATAGCCCTTGGTTTTAGACACCAAGTTTTGTGGGTTCGACTCCCACCTCCGGCACCATATAATGCTGACGTGGCCCAACCTGGCAGAGGCAAAAGGTTTAAACCCTTAGAGATCCGAGTTCGACTCTCGGCGTCAGTACCAAACAAGAGCCTGGCGCGTAGTCGGGCTTTTTCATGATATAATCCCATTACTAAACAACGGAGAGCAACATGGCAAAGAAGACAAAGAAATCATCCAAGAACAGGATGCTGCCAGCAACGCCAAAGCGCACACGAAAGTCAAAGTCTAAACCATGACAGAAGAGATAATCGCACTATTAGCATTAGCAGCGCTCGGCATCGTCACTCTTTGCCACAAAGATAATTGGAGCAAGTCACTCCCTTGCTTTGCCGTCTTCCTCGTCACAGCAGTTTCATACCACTTCTACCAGACAGACACCTATCTCGATCTCCAAGAGCAACATGGGCAATACGTCATTCACGGTTTGGTCCCATTGTTCGCAATCTCTGCTCTAGCCATTACCCGCCTGTTTGCTCCATCAAGACTCTCCGTCTGCCTCATGTCCTTGTTTACCCTATACTTCGGAATGATCCTGATACTGTTCTGGCTGTCCTTGTTGCCGTACACTGTGGCCAATGCATTTGAATTAATTAAATTTGTTGTATTCGCTATTGAGATCGCGCTGATGTTAAGCACAAAACTGACAGATTCGGTCTGGGGGCTGCATGGACGAGTTTCTAGAAATTCTCAGGCGAATGGGCTGGATGCTCATGATTGGCTATTACATCCTGTTATTGACCTACGAGGCGATAAAAAGTGAGCGAGACGCTAATAAGCGCCGCAATGAGCGTGGCAAAGCAATCGATTGTCGAAGCCCCGATAAAGCATGCAACGAGTGCGGGCGCTTTCGGAACGAGTGCGCTGGTAGAGACGACTGATCAATATATGATATGGGTGGCTCATGGGACGATCATACTGAGTTTTATTGCAACGTCATTACTGATTGTACACACACTTTTGAAAATCCGATCACAGATTAGAGGTGATTAGTGCCTTGTCAAATACTGGTTGCCTATCAATGCGCCGTACAAGCTGGCGAAATTATCGGTATATTTGATGGCGACCATGTCTTTGGAAGATATGAAACATTGGCACGATGGGGGAGCCGTTCAACATGGCCTCGTAATTTCACAGTGGTGCGTGTTGCCGATAAGACCCGCGCTGAATTACTCTACCTACTAGACCGCATTCGTACCGACACGCCTGAAGAGGTTGCTCAATACCACTTCACCGTTCCCAAGATAACAGATCCTGAATATGCACCGTTAAACGATAACGGCGAGATACGTTGTGGCTGGGCTGTTGCTCTGTCGTATTTAAGGGAACGTAGCTGATGCCCCAGATTAGTACGGTAGGGCCATCGGGTTGTGATTATACTAGCGTTGCTGCGTGGTGGACTGCGGAGAAGGCTACAGATTACGGCGGTACTGTAGAGGGTGTTATTACCGGTGCATGTGTTGGCGACTCGGGTAACCTACTTATACTAGGAGGTACACCTCCACATAATGCCATACTCCGGCCGCCTACTGGACAGGAATGGGATGGTATTGATTTAGCTCCCACTAACCGAGTGCTGATAGGTCGGTTAGCAATTTCAGCTAATACCAGCAAGATCTTTGATATACAGGATCTGTTACTTGAGTTCGATGGGCTAGGAACGTGGATAGAGTTGATAGCTACCAGTTGGCAACTGTGTACACCACAAATATCTCGCTGTGGTATTTATTACACTGGAGCAGGTACGAAATACTACGGTGTAGGAGGAACCACAGAAACAGAGTTATTCCTAGACAATTGTGCTCTGATCAATATCCCTCGGGAAGTTATTAATAACGATTACGTCACACTCAATCATTGCACATTTATTGATTGTTGCTCGTTAGGTGGTACCTTAGTTGCTACGGCTAAAACCCCGGTAATTAATAACAGTCTGTCAATCAATTGTGGAGCTGATGGCGGCTCAGCCACGGGCGACTATAACGCCTCAGACTCTGATCCACTCAATGTACCTGGTGGTAATTCCATTGCTGCAACAACGGCTGATCTGGTCGATTACGCAGGTGGTGACTACCGCACCAAATTGTCATCCAGTTTAGCTACAGCGGGTAGTGGTGGCACGTTTATAGGAGCGTTTCTAGAAGAGAGCGGGGGCGGCACAACCGTAGAAATCCCCACCCTAGACAACGCAGCAACAACCTACGCCCCAACAATCTCAGTAACAAATCACCAAACAGTAGAGATCCCAACAAGCACCCACGCAATCACCACCTATGCGCCGACGATTACGATAGGCAACAACATCGATATCGAGATTCCAACTCTCGACAATTCGGCAACTACCTACGCGCCAGTTATAACAGTCAGCGACCACCAGACAGTAGAGATACCCACTCTTGATAATTCTGCCACGACCTACGCACCAACCATAACGACCACCAGCAATGTCACTGTAACGATACCAACCAGCACACACAGCATCACGACTTACGCGCCAGACATATCTGTAACCAATCACATCACCATAGAGATACCTTTATCGCTGCACCAAATAACGACATATGCGCCTCAAATTCAGATCGGCGGCACACCAGAAATAAGCACCAACCTCGAATCTCTGATAACGGTGACGGATAACTGTCTAATGCCAATAACCCCAATACAAACCTTAACTGCACCAATACAAGACGACGAAACAACCGTCACATGTCTGATAAGAGAGCAAGAACCTCTGCCAACTTGCATAAGTTCGGCGGAATTAACTAATTATGCTAACATTGAGCCAGAGATTAACCTGGTTGCAACTATGAGAGGATAAACAGATGGCTGCTGATGCGTGGGTATTGCATGACGGCTTTAAGCTAAAGAAGGGCAACGCTACAATCAACCTAGCGGCAGATTCGTTTGTTATCCGGTTGGCCACTTCTGCCTCTAACATTACCACGACCTCTGTGAGCGATGCGACGACCGTCACTAATGAGCTACCAACGGCTAACGGGTATACAGCAGGTGGCCAATCGGTGACATCGACTTGGACGGCATCGGGTAACACAGTTAAATTTGACGTATCAGATCCATCATGGACAGCAACAGGTGGGTCTATCACGGCGCGGTTCGCTTACTTAGTAAATACAACACTGACGCCGGACGAGGTAGTAGGATACACCCTGTTAGATAACGCTCCAGCAGACAAGACGGCGACAGACGGCAATAGCTTTACCGGCATAATCCACGCTAACGGCGTATTCACGGAGTAATCTATGAGAGTCGGTGAGATTGGCAAGGTTCAAAATTTGATCACCGGGTTCGACCTCAGTGGTGCAACCGTCCTTAGCGTGATACTTACCCGTCCTGATGGGACTACCATCACAAAGACAGGCTCATGTGTAACAGCCCCGAACACAGAAGCCCCACCGCTAGTAGCAAATCAGCATATCCGCTACACCACGGAAGCAGGTGATATTGACGCAGATGGAACATGGCAGATATGCGGGGTTTATGAAGACGCGACACCAAAGAAGTATTACAGTGATGACGCCACATTCGAAGTCTCACCAAGCCACGGGTAATTATTATGCCAGGACACACTAAGCCAGAACGCAAGAAGAAACAAAAGACCAAGAAGCCTACGAAGAAATAGGAGGCACCATGGACGAAGTAATGCAAGCTCTTGTAGCGACCTCGCTCGATTCATATATGACGCAGCTGTGTGAGATAGCTGAATGTGACAGGGTAGAGATATATGCTGTCCTTGATGCGTTGAGGGTTGCTGACATGCAGGTAGAGACACCAAAGAGGATGCACTGATGGACAACGGACTAGCAACTACCAAAGCGCTTGAAGGCGAGTACATTGCTGCTGGAGAGAGCGAGGCAAAGCAAGACGAGGTGTATGGGCAGGCTGCTCACGAAGAAATGCTTAGAATGCAGCGAGAGCACAACTATGAGATGTCGCTAATGGTAGAGCGTGCGGCATACGGTGTAGGAGCGTTCTAATAATGACCATAGGCAGACCAACAGACTACACGGAAGAGTTAGCAGACCTTGCAGGCGAGGGCTGCTAGTGTGAAGAAAGGGCAGAGCAGAGCAAACAAGATACGGGAGACGAAAAGGGCTGAAGTTTTAGAGGCCTTGAAGGCTAGGGGGTTGATTCAAAAGGTTATTGATACTGCTGATGAATTGGCAGATTTAAAGAAACCTCTGGAAGCTGTTGAGGTACAGCGGCTAAAGGCTGCAACAGACACAAGACTCGCGCTGATCAAGAAGTATCTGCCAGACATTAAACAGACAGAGTTGGTAGGAGAGGAAGGGGCAGACATTAAGATGGTGACCAGAGTGGAGCGTGTAATTGTCGACGCTACAGATACCGACAGCTAAGGTCTTCTTGCCATTGCTTGAGCCGAGTCGGTACAAGGGCGCTTGGGGTGGGCGAGGCTCTGCAAAATCCCACTTCTTCGCAGAGAAGCTAATCGATGACAGCCTGTATGAGAAAGGCTTGTGCAGCGTGTGTATTCGAGAGGTACAAAAGACACTGGCGCAATCAGCCAAGAAGCTCATAGAGAACAAGTTAGTTGCGCTTAGGCTGGGCGAGGTTGACGGGTTCAAGGTGTTCAAGGACGCCATACAGACCCCTGGTGACGGTGTAATGATCTTCCAAGGCATGCAAGACCACACGGCAGACAGTATCAAATCACTGGAAGGGTTTAAGCGAGCATGGGCTGAAGAGTCTCAGACCTTATCAGGCACCAGCCTCAGGCTATTGCGGCCTACTATTCGGGCAGAAGGGTCGGAGCTATGGTTTAGCTGGAACCCGCGTAGAAAGAACGACCCAGTAGATATAATGCTTAGACAAGGCACGCCACCAACCGGCTCGATAGTAGTTAACAGCAACTGGAAGGATAACCCATGGTTTCCCAGAGTATTGGAGCAGGAGCGGCTGGATTGCCTGAGAGACACGCCTGATGACTATGCGCACATCTGGGAAGGTGACTACGTTACAGTGGTTAAAGGCGCTTACTTCGCCACACACCTAGCAGCAGCTAGGAGCGAGGGCCGCATCGGCAGAGTTGCTGCGGACCCACTAATGACCATACAGCTATTTGCAGACATCGGCGGCACGGGCGCAAAGGCTGACAACTTTGTGTTCTGGGCTGCTCAGTTCATAGGGCATGAGATACGCGTCATCAACCACTACGAAGCCCAAGGCCAAGACCTAGCAACACATCTAGCTTGGCTACGCAAGGAAGGGTATACACCAGACAGGGTAAAGATATGGCTACCTCATGACGGCTCAACCAATGACCGGGTGTACGATGTGTCCTATGAGAGCGCATTTAAGGGCGCTGGATACGGAGTTACGGTTGTTCCTAACCAAGGCAAGGGCGCAGCCAAAGCACGTATAGAAGAGGTTAGAAGGCTGTTCCCTTCGATATGGTTCAGTGAGGATAATTGCACTGGCGGTCTTGATGCATTGGGCTGGTACCATGAGAAGCTTGATGAGACTAGGGAAATAGGCTTAGGGCCAGATCATGATTGGTCAAGCCATAGCGCAGATGCGTTTGGCTTGATGTGTGTGGCGCACGAGCCACCAAGCGGGAAACCAATGACAGAACTTAACTTCTCAAGCTTATGGTAGCCAAATGGTAGATTTCACTGATTACACGACCGTAATGGGACTGCGTGAGAAAGCTCAAGAGGCAGAGCATGACAACCGTGATCGTGTGCGGGAGATCACCCACTTCCTCAAGGATAAGGATGGGCAGTGGGAGCAGTCTATTGTCCAGAAGATGAGCGGCAGACCTCGCTATACCTTTGACAAGTGTAACCCTATCGTCAAGAGCATCTCCGGCGAGCTGAAGCAAGCAGACTTTGACATTCAGGTTAAGCCTGCAGGTGGTGAAGCTACAAAGGATGTTGCCAAGGTTATTGACGGTCTGGTGCGTAACATCGAGAACGTCTCAAACGCATCGCAGATATTCAACGCCTCAGCACGCAAGATGATCGAGACAGGCTTTGATGCTTGGCGTGTCACCCAAGAGTGGGCAGACGGTGATAGCTTCGATCAGGATCTATTCATCCGCAAGATTGCGAACGCTGTTGACCGGGTGTGGTTCGATCCTGGCGCTGAGATGCAGGATATGTCTGACGCTCAGTATTGTTTCGTACTCCAAGCCCTGACCAAAGACGCCTATGATGAGAAGTTCCCGAAAGGCTCGGGGATGTCTGTCGGTGAGGACAGGACAAGAGAGACGCGCTGCAACGGTGTTGATAAGGTTGTGGTGGGTGAGTTCTTATGGAGGAAGCCTGAGAAGATCGAGTTGGTTCAGATGTCCAACGGCAAGGTCTACAAGGTTGATGACAAGTTTAAGTCAGTCGAGAAAGAGTTGAAACAACTAGGAGTCACCGAAGAGAAGCGGCGCAAGCGTGATACTTTCACAGTCGTCACTCGCAAGTTTGATGGTTCGGATTGGCTGGATGATGAACGCCGCACAGTGTTCCAGTGGTTACCTGTTATTCCTACATTTGGCAACTACGAGATAGTAGAGAACCAGGTCCGGTATCAAGGTGTTGTCGATCACCTAATGGATGCTCAGCGTGTCCTGAACTATGCAGCGAGCCGTGATGTGGAAGAGGGGGCTTTGGCCCCACGCGATAAACTGATGATCACCAGGGAGCAAGCAGTTTCAGACATCGCAACCTTGCAAACCATGAACACCAACGCCGATCCGGTACAGACCTATACGCATGCTGATAATCAACCACCCCCCTATCGTCTAGGCGGTCCACAGATCAACGGAGGCCTACAGACAACCGTCGCCAACATGGGTCAACACATCACTGAAGCTGGTGGTATCTTCGCAGCCAACCAAGGGCAGCAGCTAGCCAATGAGTCGGGCGTGGCGTTAGAGCGGTTACAGAACAAAGGTGACATCTCGACTGTTGACTACTTCGAGTCTCAAGAGATAGCCATCTGTCACACTGCCAAGATCATCATTGACGCAATGCCCCGTGCCTTCGACACCAAGCAGCAGCGACGCATCCTGAACGAGGATGGGTCGTTTGATATGCAGATGCTCAACGACATCGTGAGAGACGAGGAGACAGGCGAGGATGTGGCTCTGAACGATCTCTCAGTAGGCAACTACGACGTGACGTGCTCAAGTGGTCCATCATTCCAGAACCGCCAGCAGGAGACTACCAAGGCAATCGAGAGTCTTGCTGCAATCGATCCGTCCATTATCTCACTTGGTGCCGATGTCCTACTGAACAACATCCCAGCTCCCGGCATTGAAATCTTGGCCGAACGCGCACGGGCGAGAATGCTTGAGCAAGGCATGATCCCTGAGAGCCAATGGACTGATGATGAGCGTGCGCAGATCCAGGCAGCACAGGAAGCAGCAGCGCAGAACCCACCAGAGCAAGACCCTGTTGAGCAGGCAATCCTTGAGCAGACCCAGGCACAGACCGCTGATGTAAACTCAAAGGCTCAGGAGCGGCAAGACAAGTCACTATTGAAGTCAGAAGAATTGAGATTGAAGGAGCAGCAGCAAGAGATTGACGCCGATCAGAACGACCAAAAGCTAGACATGGAAGTGTTTAAAGCCATCCTTCAGCAGAATAACGACATTATCAACCAACTGAAGACTCAGGCCGAGACGTTTAAAGTGTTGAGAGAGGGGCAGGGCGTGGAGACTATTGTGGGGCCGCATACCATCGAAGCGTCTATTCAACAAGCAGAGTTGGTCACACAGTCACAGGATAAGGTTAGCGCTACACCTGAGACGCAGAGCATAACCGACGAGATTACAAGACAATAGTGCTTATACCTACCGATGATGTATAATCGCAGTTGATTTAACTGGTACGCGACCATATCGCGACTATAACCGCAAGGTGAACACACATGAGTGAGCTACCAACTGCAGAGGCAGGTGCTGAACTACCAGCAGAGGCCAACCCAGGAACCGTCGAGAGCGGGGCAGAATTAGCAACTGCTAGTGTCGAGGGACACGAACAAAAACCAGATGATGGCTTTAATCAGGAGACTGCAAAGCAGGCGATCAACAAGAAGCACTTTCAGTATAAGGAGGAGGAGCGAAACCGCTTAACCGCCGAGAAAGAACGCGACGAGTTGGCAACCAGACTGCAGAAGCTTGAGCAGGGCGATGACCCGGTTATTCCTCCTCCTGTGGATCCATATGCAGATGATTATGAGGAAAAGACCCGGCAACGCGACGAAGCCATTACGCGCAAGGCGCAGTTTGATTCGCAGCAGCAGTTTGCAGCAGATCAGATAACCCGAACGCAGAACGAACAGGTGCAGGCGGCGCAGAGCAGGTCTAACGAACTCGTAAAAGGGTTCAGCGACCGTTGTGTGAAGCTTGGCCTTGATCTGGACACGGTAGATAGTGCGACCAACAGGGTTGTTAACTACGGCATTAGCAAGGATCTAGCAGACTTTGTGCTTGATCACGACGAAGGCCCGTTAATCGCCCAGTATCTTGCTCAGAACCTTACCGAGCTGGATGCCCTTGCAGGGATGACACCTATGCAAGCAGCGGCGCGCATTGATTCCGTGATTAAGACTAAGGCAGCATCGCTAAAACCGAAAATTTCACAAGCACCCGATCCGACTGATGTCCTAAGCGGCAACGGAGCGCCAGAGACTAAGAGCCACTGGCTGAGTGCTGGAACTTATAGCTAATGGAGGCCACTCATGGCTAACGATTTTGACAGTAATTTCACTCGAAAGCTGATGGATGTCTTCATCCCGGCATTTGAGTCTGAGCGGGTGTTGTCGGCTAACGTCAATACTCAATTATTCGCAGGTAAATTCAACGGATCCACAGGCGACACGATTGATGTAAGTCGTCCGACTGACTTCGTGACTGTTCGGACGCCCAAGGGTGACGTATCAGGCGAAACTAAATCCGATATCATCACCGGTAAGGCA